GTATTTGTATTTGTTTTTGTGAATACAACGCCCGGATCTAACTGATAGTCTCTACGAACTTTGGTAGGTTCGACTACATAATTATCTTTTGCATTAATGCCATAACCAAATTTACTACCAATATACCCCTCGATTCGCATCGTATTGGGTTGTTCAACGATTTGATCCAGTGTTGCACCTAAAAATTGACTATTAGTAGGTGTCTGAAATATCTCTGGTAAAAAATTTAATGTTCTAATTCGTGCTGCCATTATAACTCTCTGGTTGTTATATACTTATCTTATTTGTAATTGCACTGGAGTTAAAGCCGCAATCACTACTACATCACTCGCAGTTGCACCATTAACAAAAATCTCATAAGGTGCTGATTTGATTTCGTACAAATCACCAAAGCTCATTGTTGGATCATTTGGTACAAGAACAACTGAACTTACAATATTACCTAACTGTGCGTGTAAATATGCACTCAATTCACTGAAATAGAATGTATCTCCAAAGCTCCAGTTATTAATATTGAAATAGCTATTCATTGCAGATAACACTGCACTACGTATTTCACTGTCACTTGCATTTGTTGAAGGTGATTTAATTACTTTAACTGTGCCTTGCAATTGTGCTGGTGCTTTTGTTCCAAACAAAGGAAGAAAACGTACACTATTTGGTATAATACTATCTGTTAACATTTTATATTCATCTAAATTACCATATGCTTGTTGTAATTCATTAATTGTAGGAACATCCGGTTTAGGTACAGTACCAGTAGTATCTTGTATCCAATTTGTGTAAGCAGTATAGTAAGCCTGTGTTACCAAATATAAATCAATAATGTTTGTAGTTGCAGGATCAATACGTGTTGTGTTGTTACTGTTATGTCTATATTGATATAATATTGCTTGTCTACCAGGTTGCATACTATACTGAGGTTGTTCAACTACTATATAAAAAGGAGTTGTTACACTGGTATCTTGTACTGTGGTGTAAAATATATTTTCACTGAACGCATAAAATACTTGTCCTAACGGGTATTCATATTTAATTACTTCAATATTGGTCAATGTTGGATATTGATATATTATATCACTCGTAGCAATTAATTGATAGCGTGATAAATTAACAGCATCTTCAATTAATTCAAAGAATGTGTATATACCTGTGTTGCTAGAACCAGTTACATAACCAGTTACTGTTTGAAAGAAGTCAGGGTCAACAACAATTTCGTTGTTGTTTATATCTATACTTGCTACTTCAACTTCAAAATCATTTACGTAACCATCACTCTCCACAGTTTGTCCAATTACATTCATTAGTACTGGTCTTGATAACGGAGCGTTACTATTTGGTTGTGTGTTTGAAGGTAATACTTTAACAAAGTCGGCTAATATTTTACCAGTAAATGGATCATATACTAATTTACCACTCTCATACCAGAAGCGTGTATCAGCAACACTACCAAAATAATAACGCAACGATCTGTACGCAATTTGATATCTGTTGTTACCTACACTATTAAAGTTTACAAACCACCCAGTAGCATTGTATGCATCGATGCTCCATCTATCTTGGGTAATCAATAATGAGTTGTTGAATAATAAACTGAAACTTTGATTCAATTCCATTCTGATAACACATTCATTGATAACTGCTGTAGGAAGTGTATTACCAAATGATGGTATAACCTGTGTGATAATTGCTCCAGTGGGAATATATCCATTTAGTGTAACTGGACCTGAGCCGTTGCTGAAATTACCTTCACCGTTATTATAACCATCACCAATAACACTTAATACAGTAGTCCAATAGAATAATGTATCGCTTGCACTTGCAATACCATATACTAATCGATTGTTCTCATCAAAATATGCGCCGTTTGGTGCAGTAACTTTAATTAATGCACTCTTAGTAACATACTTCATATTATGCGTGTTGTATGTTCCAGTCGCAATAGGTGTATTGGCTGAGCCATTAATATTATAGAAGTAACCAGTAATACTGTTAGCATCTACTGTACTTGTGTTCCAATATACTGTGCCATCGCCTGAAGCTGTATCAATATCATATCTTGGATAGTTTTGTAGGTAATATTGTTTTGCTCTATTATCAGCCAATGCTAACGCTAAATTGTCTGTTAAGAATTTAATGATATCGCCGGTGTTGGTAATAGTCAATAACAAATTACCGTTATCACTATTTTGGTATAGACCACCGTCACTTGCAAATGAATTCGTGCTGGAGTATTTTCCGGTAGGATCAAGTAGGTCTAAGTTTTTAGAGACCCCAATAGAACTACGATTAATAGCGGCACTTTTAATAATTGAACTGTATAATGTATATGGGAAATTTGTATAATCTTCACCATTAACCATTCTGTTCTGAGTATAATATCGAGCAGGGGCACGTAGTTTAATGTTTGCTAATGATTCTCTGGCTTGCGCTGTTGAACTTGGTGTTTGTAGTGCTAATCCTATAGTGAGTGCTTCTGTTCGTCCTGCTCTGCTAATATACTGTATTGTTACCTGTATTCCTTGCATTTCAGTTTGGTCAATAGTATATGTCAATGCATTACCTGCACGAACATATGCTCTAAATGTTCCAACTGGTGCTTCGGAAAATACTCCATCACCGAAAGTGTAACTAACTTGGTCGTTGAATCGTGATACAACTGAAAACACTTTCTTATAACTAGTTTCAGTTTGTAGTGATGCATTTGCATATACGCTGTCTACTAATCTCCAAAGTGTTCTACCACCATTGCTAGCATTTAGTTGATACAACCAAGTGTCTGTGTTATTGACACCTTGAATATCAATATCCACTACTTGATTACTAATTTGTTGTTCTAAATTAAAATCATAACTTTGTAATGTTCCTTGTTTAAAATAAAAGAAGAAACCTGTATTTGGGCTACCGTAACCTAATCTATCGTTACGATACATCATATTCATTTTACCACTTGGTGCGGGTGGAATCTCATACACATAATCTTCATCTAAGCTAGTTGCACTAACTAATTCAAAATTCATATTAATTGTATCTACTGTACTAGTAAATGGTACGATAGGCAAACTGGCAGGGGGAATGTTAATGCTGTATTCGTCTGTCTTTACACCTAATAAATCTTGGCTATTTCCAGGGCGTCCAACACGTTGACTGTTGATTAATGTGCTATTGATAATTGTGTTAAACTGTTCTAAAAAATTAGAATTTGCAGGGTCATTCCAAAGAATTGTTTGGTTACTTAAATTGATACCATTAATGTCTGTGATATTTTCAGTCGTACTAATACTAGTAACTTTAAGATATCCTTGACCTGCTATGTTTCTTTTTGGATTGTAGCTAACCAAGTTAGCTAATTTGATAACACTGTCTCTACGTTCAGCCGTATCAATAAAGTTCTCACGTGTGTTTAAGTCATTACGGAACGCAAGACCTTGGCCCATAAAAGCAATAACATCTAACAATGCAATAAATTCACTGGATTCAATGTAATCATTGAAGGTTTCAGGATAGTATACTCGCAAATAATCTATAAAGCTCTTACGTAGGGTTTCATAATCGTAGCTTTTAAAATCGGCTTCACGAAAGGTTTGGTAGATTTGTTGCCAATTCTGAACACCAAATATTGCTGATTGTCGGGATGATGTTGCCATAGTTATTCTCTTTTAAGTATTTATCTTAATGGAAAACCACGGTTTTGTTATTGTAATGTAGCTGTGTTGGTTAAGTTATTAAAGAAAACGTTTAATATTTCAGCATTATTGAAAGGGGCAATAGCTAATTCTACTTCAAGTAGTATGCCATTTTCTTGAGGATAACTCTTTACTGTATTGATAATCAATCTAGGATCACCATTAGCGATCCTGCGAATTTCATTTTCAAGTCTAAACTGAGTTTGAGCATCATTTGGTTCAAAAATAAAGCTCCAAATAATAGAACCATATCCAGGATTACCAACTTTTTGTCCTTGTTGAATGTTTAACGCATTGATAAAGTCTCTGACTACTAATGCTTCATCTACCAAACGATACTTTTTACCCGGGATAGTTGGCTGTAGTACCCCACCCGTACCCCCGTCAATACCTGTACTAGCGTTAGTTGTTTTTGGCTCATTAGCCCCAATTGTCGAGAATCCTATATATGTTGGCATATTTTATCCTATAC